CAACGGATGCTCCACGTTCGGACTCGACAGAAAAACTTGGTATGCTGTCTGTGCCTATACCATCTCCTGTGTTAAGCACTTTAATGTCACCGTTAGTTGCAATCTCTAGCTGCCTTCCTTCTCTCATAAACACTATCTGTTTAAAAACACTGTCTGCATAGCCAATTTCATTAGCATTAGATGCCGATTCTCCATAATAACCTAATTGAGATACGTCTGATGTTTTGTCTTGTCTTAAAACATTTTTCATAAACACTGGAATATCGTCTACTGCTGTAAACCATACTTTGCCACCAAGTGTAGAAGAACCTGCTAAAGACAATCTTCCCTCATACACTGTAAGAGCTCTTGGATAACCTCTTCTTTTGCTCCAAGCTGACTCTTGCCACTCTGCATAATTTCCTGCCACTGTTCCAGTGGGTATAGCTATCTTTCTAGCAACTATTTCTTTTGAATTAACAAAATCAACTATTTCCCATAAAATAGATCGTGTGGTAGTTTCGTTTATTTTTAAATAGCTTCCAACTTGATCTGCTGTAAAAGTATCTTTTTGTGAAGTAAGTGTTTGTATGCCTACTGCAGATGCAGGTACGTTTATTTTGTTATCTTGATCTGAGTTTTCTGGAAGATATGGTACACAAATAGCATGTTCTCTATTAAATACAGATGCCGTCCTTTCGTTTCTTCCATCTTGCGTAAACCTTTTTATTGTATTAAATCTAAATATTCTGTTTGCTTCTTTCCCATCTTGTAATTTAACAACTCCTGCAGATACATTAGGATAAACTCCTGTAGTTGGCACAACGTCTGTTCCTGTGCCTGTTTTTAAATTTACTCTTTTTGCAAGAATAAAATCCACATTTGAGCCATCGTTGTCTTTGAGGGGAATCTTGTTGGTTCCTGCTAGTGCGTCTTCATAGGTACTAGTTAGTGAAAAATTATTATTATCAATATATATTATATAGAATGCCTGTCCTGAAGCAATTCCTCCGTCATCAAATATGCTAGAAGTAAACTCACATACTATCTTTTGACCTGTAGTAAAACCATGCCCAGTGGAAACAAAGAACTTATCAACAGCATCTGTGTTTTGAGCGTTTTCAGTTACTGTATAAACAGAGCTATTGTAATTTGCTATAATAGTCGTTAAATTTGAAGATCCATCAAAAGTTATTTGTACATCATTTGCTGTTTCACCTGCTACATCAGCTTCAATCGTAGCACTGCGAGTACCCCAATAAAAAGTAATAGATGCTTTAAACTCTTCCGATTTTACTCTGTAAAGCACCATAGGTTCTACTGCATTTGATCCTAATCCTGCATCATAAGCAAAATAAACCTCGTTACCATACTGCACATGTTGTGTGCTGTGTGGTGCAGCTTTTTCCCATGTAGGAAAATAAGAATTTTGTCTGTCAAAAAGTCCTGTTTTTAAAAATTCTCTGCTAACATCATCATCTGTTTGTTCTCTTCCGGTTTGCCAATTAAATATAACAGCATCGCTATTATTAGTAATGAATAAATACTTTGATTGGTCTGCATTATATACAGGGTATGATATAGGAGCTGCATCTAAATTAGAAAATGTTAATGACATGTCAAGGACAAATTCTGTCCCTTCTCTCTTCTTGACTCCGCCTTGCCTTAGAGGTCTAAAGTTTTTTAATTCTTTTAAGCCTGTTACATACTCTGCAAGGTCTGTTCGTCCATCTAAAAGTGGACTTAACTTTCCAGATTTAAAGTTGTTCTGTAGCGTATTAAACTTCGCCATTATAACCTCGAATTGACCCAAGTATCGTTGTAAGTTCTTGGCGGTGTTCCCTCTTGAGCATCAACGGTTTTAGCGTTTCTTAAAGCTACAAGATAATCTTGTTTAGTTTTTTCTGCCACTGAATTACTTTGTATTAATGGATATGCTAACTCAGAAGCTATTCTGTGTGCTAAAACTGAACTAAATAAAGTTGAAAATTTTGTAGTATCTTCTACTCTTGATATGTATTTAATAGAAACAGTTTGTGTATCAATTAAAAGTTTATCTCCTTCAATTTGATAATCGTAATCTGTGCCAGTGTCTAACTCTAATACTCTTAAGCAATCATTGGGCAATTGAAACTCATTGGCAAATCCAAAAACAGGAACAGACGGAAGTTTTGCAAGTGCCACTCTTTTAATTGCAAAGTTCCAAGGATGATCTGTTAAAACTTCATCACGAAGTTTATCATATTGCTCAAAACATAATTTTGCTTCTTTTGATTGCTCTGATAAAGACGAAATTCTAGATGCACCAATCTTAATTAATGCTGAATTGCAAATAGAGACTTCAGACATTCAATCTCCTTAGAAAAAAAGGGAGCCGAAGCTCCCCTTGGTTTTATTCTACAACGTAAAGTAATTCTAGCTCAATCTTGTTCCCACCTGAGTCTAATGTCAACTCAGTAACAGTAGCAAAGATTTCAGTTTCTTCAGTGAAAGATTTATTAAAACCTGCTGCAGTTGCTAATAGTTTTGCATCAATAGCTCCTGCTCCGAAGTCAGCTTCCGCTACTCCAAAAAGTCCATCGTCAGAAACGCCATCGTCCCATCCTACTTTAAGAATGCCTGATGCAGAACCATCTACAGGTATAACTAATCTTGCATCAATGATCTTTGCGTCTTTTGGTAATTTAAAAAATCTGATTGTATCACTAGCAGCTAACTCACTTGCACTTGGAATAGTGTATGAATCATACATTCTTCTAACCTTACCGCTGTGTTCGATAACTTCAATTTTTGACTCTGGTACACTAACGTACGCTTTGTCGTAGTTTGATCCGTTTAGTACAGCCATGTTATTCTCCTTTATTATTATCCGTTAAAAGCCACAAGTTCTAAACATTTATCTTCTTCCATTCTAGTAGCACCAATGCTCATAGAGCAGAAAGGCTGAACAGAATAAGATTTGTCATCTCTTTCTGTAATTCTAGTTTGGATGTCATCTCCAGTTGCTTTAAGTAGACCAGATTTTACCCAACATGGCAATACAATGTGGCTTCCTGCTTTTGTAGTGATGTTGTGGCTAGACGTTCCAGTAGAATCAAAAGCTATAGATTTACCAGTGTCTTGGTCAAAAATAAGATCATTTGACGATGTTGTATATCTGTCTCCTGCTCCTGATACAGATTGTAAAGCCGCTACAGTGTTAAGTCTTTCAGTTCTGATAAACTCGAATCCCATGAAAGAATCTACTTCGCCTCTTACAAGCGACTTAATTACGTTGTAATCAGAACTTGTAATGTTATTGTCTGCTAAAAGACCTTTGTATAATTGTCTTGCGTTAATTGCGATATACTTAGAATCTCCATCATTTGCAGCTTCTTTTTCATCAAAAAACTCAGCAGCTAATCTTAAAGAGTATTCATTAAGGTACGCAAGATTTGTAGCACTAGGTACACCACCAGAAGTGCTTCCATCAACACATCCTCTTACGTTTCCTAATGGTAAATCTACTGCAGTTCCACCGCTTCTTCCAGTGTATGCTGTTGCGTGAAATTCTCTAATAACTACGTCATCTTTAGCTCTGTTCATAGCAGCTACAGCAGCTTTTAAGTAATCACCGGCAGGATCAGAAATCATTCTGATTTTATCTGCTTTGTCTACTAAATCAGCCCACTCGTAATCTTCAAGCGTACATCTACGTCTGTCGTGTGGAGTGTTAATCAATGGTGTGTCGCTGTGACGACCAGTTTTTCTTTGTGCTACTGTGGGAGCTAATTGATCCCAAAATTGAGATTCACTGTTTTGGGTTTCTTCTCTAACCTTACCAGAAAATCTGCATTCCATTTGTTGTGATAGGTGCATGAATCCTGCATTGAACTCATCGACCATTGCCTTATCGACTTGATTTGACATTTCAACCTCTTTGTTAAAAGTTAATAATTAATAATAAATTTTAGTTTGCGATTGTCCGGTTAAGGATCGACATAGGCATCTTTTGCTAGGATCGATAGAACGATTGTCCCAACACCTTATTTCAGTATATTGGGACACCGCGATTATTGTCAAGCATTATTACATGTTTTTTCTTATATGTAATTGACGTACTTCTTGCCTTACTCTTTCATGAGCAGGATGTGACTTATGGTAAATAGGATTGTTTGGATCTTCATAAATTTCAGCTAAGCGCTGTGTTGCGCTATCTCTTGAACTTTGTAACGGTGATTTAGAATCGCCATCAATAATTTGTGCTTCTTCGTGCATCGATTGTCCAAGTTTTGCAAATGCGCGAATTAATTGAGTATTTAAGGCTAAACCACTCTGATCTAAATATTCCATAAAGCCTGAATCATCAATTGATCTAACAGCTATTTGTGCTAATTGAATATTTCTATCATACGATTTGCCCCATTCCTCTTTTAGCTTTTCATGTTCTTGAGCTAAAGTATCTTTTTGATTTTGCTCATATGCATTAATATCTTCTTGCCCTCTTGCAAAATACCAATCATACAGTGCTTGTGCTTGTTTTGGTAAAATATTATTTTTTAATGCAATCTCTTTATATGATTGTAAAAAATCATCTGGAGTTTCTTCTTTGATATTCAATTCATAAGAATCTAAATTTTCTGGAAGACCTAGTTTGCTAAACACTTCCTTCCATTCGTCATCAGTAGCGTGCTTGCCCGGAATAACAATCTTATTGGCACCAATGGCTTTTTGTGCATTAACGTATCCCTTTAGTAATTTTTCGTTACTATCTACTAATTTAAGCGATGGCTCTTTTAAGATTTCTGGACCTA